GGGACTGGTGGAGCATCCCACGGTACCTATATATTCGCTCCTAACGTAGCCCTAGTAGAGGGCTAAGGCTGGTCAACTCCAAGACTTGCTTTCACAAGCCTCTCCCTTTAGGGAGGGGTGGTTGACTTCTTCAGTCTCTACTATTTCTGACTCTAGAGCTGATTCCTTTTCAAGTTCAGGAGGCTTAGCAGATTCTTCGTCTTTAATACGCTGGGCTTCTTCATTCTCTGCTTCTTTCAGTCTTTCTACGCAAAAATGCATAATCTTGTTCAAAACAGCTTGAACATTTTGAACAGGCATCGAGTTGTCGATTATAAATTGTGCCTTATGGCCATCAACATCGAAGTCTGCTACTGAAGCATTTTTAAACATAGTAAATCTCCATTAAATTAGTCCTGTTATTGAAGATTAACTCTACCATAGGACCTTGAGTCAGTCAAAGGATTTGCCGCGTCTGGTATTGTTTCTACTATATCAAAGTTTTAATTTTTTAACACAGAATTCTCCTTCGTTATGAAAGTGTCCACCATAGTGCCGACACTTTTAATCGAGGTATGAGTGAGGTTAATCTTCTGTAATACGATCGAGTATACTTGATATCTGCCACTGAATATCTTTAGCCAGTTCGGTACCATGTGCTTGTGTTAATACACTATATGCACCATCTATTAATCCATGTAGGATATCGACCGTATCTTGTGCCCCAAGATCCTGTCCAAGCACCCTGCTCATCGCAACTAGAATATTATCTAGCTTGTCAAGTGTTAGCCTGCATAATAATTGGTCTTTCAATGAGTCTAGAAGACACTCTGTACCTATGGTGACTACTGGTGTTTTATTAACGATTACTTCTTTTTTCACTTTGACAAATTTACTATACGTATTAAGTGCTTCATTTATTTCTGTTCGATCCGGACCTTTCAATTTTTTATGAATTTCTTGTACCGTTAACAAGTCGTTATTTATGTACTCTATACACTTATCGATTCCAAATCGGAAAGACATATCCTTAACTAGTTCTAAATGTCCCGATAGGATGGCCAAATCACTGTCATGCTCGACATCTCCCCACTCTACAAATAGATCGCTCATTTGAGCGGCTGCCATTTTTTCTACATCATCCATTAGTTTGTTTCCTCAAAATATTTATCTCATTTTTAATCGGGGTATGAATTAGTTATTCGGATGTCCAGGAAACGTGCTTCCAGGTTTTTCCGTCTCGGATGCTTGCTATTGTGGAAAAGCTTACATTGTACTGTTTAGCTATATGGTTACAGAGGGCTCCATCAGATAACAATTTTTTTATTTCTTCGACCTGATTTTCGTTTAATTTTGCATTACTCGCTCTAGATCCTTTGGCTGATCTACCCTTTGAAACCATATCTTCCGAATTTTGTTTTGGAGTACCAAGGAATAGGTGAAGCGGATTAGAGCAGTGTCTTACATCGCATTTATGAAATAACCTCTGTAGTTACTCTGGAATAAAGAAAGTCGAGCAGGCTGTCCAGAAAACAGCTTTTCGCACCGTCGCGCTAGCTCGTCTTAAACTATAAACCCGTCTTGCCATTGCTGACAAGACGGGTTCTTTTCTTTAGGGTATGTAGACCTTTGGATTAAGCTATTACGCCCCCATTATTAGCAAAGCATGTCCAGTTGCTACCATCCCACACGAACGAGCAACCTAAACCACTTGGGTCGGCGCTGAACGTAATTTGTGTGCCGCCAAACATAGATGTTGGGACTATCTTACACGAATCTGCTGCGTTGCCTACGGCAACAATAGCAAAATGCTTGATCTGTCCAGAGATTAAGCCATTTCCAAGTGTGACAGAATCGAGGTTCGAATCTCCGTCCGTTGTGATCAAAGTTACAACCGTGTTTATACTGGCAGCCGTACCGCTATTGTCACTCGTGATGCTGTCAGGTGTGTAAGCACATGCACCTGTGTGTGTGATATTGGCCGCAGCATTGGAAACAGCTAAAGTAAGTGCACCGGTAGCAGCCTGACTAGAAGCTATATTCACCTCTAAAGCTGCATCGATATCTACACCACCTGCAACCGAGTTGATGTCAATCGCTGCCGCGTTAGCTAATCCAGTGGATGTTAAAGTAATGCCTCCTGCATCGGATTCAAGCGCAATACTATCCGTTCCGGTTCCCTGGTCACTATGTACCCTGATTTTTTCGCTCGTTCCAGCGTCCGCATGTAGATAGATTGTATCTGCTGCGTCTTCGCCAGCATCAACAATAACTCGACCAGATGCCGAAGCTAGTGTTAGATCAATTCCGGCTCCGCTAGTGCTAAAATTAGATGCTCCTGCAGCGTCTAGACTAATCCCTAGAGCCGCGTCGACTGTTACCCCACCTGCAACCGAGTTGATGTCAATCGCTGCCGCGTTAGCTAATCCAGTGGATGTTAAAGTAATGCCTCCTGCATCGGATTCAAGATGAACACTTGCTGTGCCAGTACCTTGATCTGAATGCAAACGAATGGTTTCGCTAGTTCCAGCATTCGCATGTAGATAGATTGCATCTGCTGCGTCTTCGCCAGCTGTTACAATTACTCGACCGGCTGAAGAGGCTAGATCTAGATCAATTCCAGCTCCTGATACGCTGAAGTTTGAAGCTGCTGCGCCATCTAAAGAAATTGCTCCAGTAGAATCAACAATTACACCTGCAGTTCCAGCGTCAATATCAATTCCTCCAGCTGCATTGGATGCTGTTAGATTAATTGCATCGGCTGAGGCTAATCCTGAACTTAATGTAATTCCACCTACGTCAGACAATAGATTTAGACTTGATACACCGGTTCCTTGATCAGAGTGAATTTTTATTGTCTCTGAGGTTCCACCGTTTGCACGAAGGTAAACTGAATCTGCAACATCCTCAGTGGACGTGATATTCACAGAAGATCCTGTTGCAGTAATATCGATATCTTCACCAGCTGCCGCTCCAGTAGCAAGAATCTGGACTCCTCCGGCTGTTGACTCTAAATAAATAGAATCTGCTGCGCTCTCTGTAGAAACTAATCGAATTGACGAACCTGTAGCCGTTAACGCTATATCTTCGCCAGCTACAGCCGCTGCTGCATTAATTTGAATACCGCCGATAGAAGACGATACTACAATTGAATCAGCTCCACTCTCTCCGGCTGTAATATTTACAGAGCCACTTGTGTTTGTAATATCGATATCTTCTCCAGCACCACCGGCTGCTGTGATATCAATACCACCCGCACTAGCACTAACAACGATCGCATTAGCAGCATTTTGACTAGAGGCAATATTTATTTGTAGAGCTGCATCAACGTCTAGCCCTCCTGCAGCTGACACTAACGTGATAGCATTAGATCCGGCTTCCTCAGCGTTTATTACTACTCTTCCGGCGGCACTGTCTAATGTAAGATCAATTCCAGCTCCTGTAACTCCCATTGAAGATGCTGTATCTGAAACAAGAATGTTTCCAGTTCCAACACCTGTGGCTGCAAGGTCAGTAAACGCGCCAGAATCTGGGGCTGTTCCACCTATAGCTGGAGGAGATGCTAGGTTTGTCTTTAGTTTCAGTGGAGTAACTGCGGAGTCGTCATCTGTACCTGTATTTGTCATAGCTTGTGTAGCAAGAGGACCAATTCCGCGAATTCCTTCACCCCAATTCACTGAGCCAGCTAGTGTTAGTGCTGCCAGCGCTGCCGGATTTACAGCAATAGTTGTTGATGCTCCTGCTGCCGCCTCAGCTACAGTAGCAATCCTAATCTTACCTTTAACTGTTGTTGTGGCATCTGGTATTAGATCGTCCACCGCTCCGGCTAGACTAAGTGGTGAAATCATAACATCTGGGGCTGTTCCTGCTACGGCTTCTGAATTTGTAGCAAATTTCGCTTGTCCTGAATGATCTTTACTAGCTTTGCGTCCTGCATAGCCTACTGGATTCTGAAACTTTGACATTTTATATCCTGGTTCTGGGTTGTCATTTATGAATATACGTTCGAAACGAAAAAATATATGTTTAGGTGACGAATATCTATAATTTCCATATATTCATATATATGAAAAAACAAACCACAAGAGCCATTTATATTGAAGTACCCGAGAGTGATTACAGAGCATTCAAGATATTTTCTTTCTCAAATCACTTAACTCTTCAGATGTTCCTACGCAGTGCTGCCCACTTCTACATGCGAGAAGTAAGGAAGAATAGAGAGTCTAAAGACTAGTTATTCCTCTTCTTCAGCTGATTTTATGATAACATTGATAGCATTAATCATCTTCCTGTTGCTGATTCCTTTCGTAGATGCTTCCTTAAAAGCCTTTAGAACGGATGGTTTTTTCATCAGTTTTGTAAACACAGAGGCAGTGAAAGCAACAGAAGCTATTTTTGGAGCAGCAGCAAATCCTAGGCCAGTAAGAAGATACTTCAGCTTGAATGGTGTGCTAATCCCCATTTCTTTTAAGAGTTTATCAGGAATATCTGTGAACGAGGATTTTGATTTGGTTCTTTGTTTATCTATAAGACTCTGTCCACGCTTTCCAACTCCCTTCTTTCCAGCCGAACTTGTTTCTTGAATCACTGTTCCTAGACGGATATTCTTTTCTAACTGATTTGACAGCTGTTCTAGCTGACTGAAAAACTTAACAGCGTCTTTACCACCAACTCGTTCGAGCATTTGTTTACTGCCTTTATCCCTTAATAGACGGTTAACCTTAGTGAAATCTACTACGCCGTCTTTATTCATGATTGTCTTCACGACGTCATTTAAAGATTGCCTGTTTAGATAATCGATTATCTCTGGCTTGCTCGGACTACCGTCTAGAGATTTTCTCACGATCTTCTGACCTTTATCAGTCTTCCATAGATCTAAGATTTCTTTAGGTCTTGTTCCTTTTTCAAATGATACAGATAGGTCTTCCAAAATTGAGTTTTCAATCTTCTTTATTCTATTTGCAGAAGTGAGGGGATTTTTAGCCTCTATGATATCAGCTGCAACTTTGTTTGCATCCTTAGATAGAGTCGTAGACATTTCACGAACACGTTTTCTAGCAGGATTCGTATCAGAAGCACGAATTTGCTCTAGAATCTCACGTTCTGTCTGGTTATATACATCTTGAGGAAGAGCATTTTTCAATTCACGTACTACGGTAGGAGAGTTGATTTCTTTAGCTATATTTTCAGGACGTGTTTGAGTCCTAATCTTTCTGATATTAGGATTTCTGAATCTTGTTGCTGATTTACCAAATTCAGCCTCTGCATTATTCCATATTGAGGCTGCTTCTGGACTATGGGTTTTAAGATCGGTCTTAATACCTTCTCTTAACGTGTCGATTAAAGGTTTTAGCTCTTGTTTAATTTCCCAATCCAAAACGTCATAATTAACAATCTGTCCTAGTCTTCGCTTCAATTCCATCTTCTTGGTAACTGGAATCTTCTCTGTAACCTGAAATGGTTTACTGCCCTTGCTCGTCGGTATGGATGATACCCCGAGGTCACTTAGTGCTGTTTCCACAGTATCCAAAACAGTTTGGTATCCAGAAGGTTTTGTTTTCAGAGATTTTACTTTCTCTAGTATAGCCTGTGCTGTAGCTATTTCTTCTGATGCTACTACTTCTACACCTTCTGCTACCTCTCTGGCATAGTCATACAGTGGCTTATATATTTTCTTATCTTTTGCGATCTCTGCGTCAATACCATTCTTTACTGAGTTACCAAGATCTACTTCAGTTGCCGCTCGAGGACTGATAGAATCCAATGCTGATTGAGAAACGTCTTTTTCTTTTGATTCTAGTATTGCGTTTACGTCGATGCTCTCGGGAATTGATTCGCTTAGTTTAGATGAATCCTCTAATAGAGCTCTTGTCTGTTTCTGCTCAATCTTTCGTGTTTTTAAGTCTCCGATTGTAGCTTTTGCAGTTTTCTGTTCAGTTCCTTCAAGGATATCTAGTGCGACGGCAGTTGCTTTCTCAGCGTTGCTGAAATCTACACCTTTTTCAATCATCTCATTAATAGTATCTCTAAGAACTTTTCCACTTGGCTTCTTTATACTCTTGGATTTATCAATTAGAGATTTGGCAAATCTTCCTGTAGCTCCAAGAGCTGATAGGGATGCGTCTAATGCTCCCCATATAACGCCCTGTTCCGCCATGTCTTCTATGGATGGTAACTCACCCCTGAATGCTTGTTCAGCACCTTCTAGGGCTGCTCCAGTGGCTGCAATCCCTGTTAGTTTGCCTAGAGCTGTAAGGGCTTTCTTACCTACAGGTGATTTAGCTGCCCACTGAGCTGTTTTTTTAGAGATTGGGTTAGCTATAACTTGAATACCTGCTTCTAAAGGAAGGACTCCCATCAAAAACGAGTGTAGTTTATCAGATGTAGTAAGACTTTCTCGGTCTTCTTCACTAAGTGACAAGCCAGGAATATTTTCGGATAAGCCTAAAGTCGCTGCGCTTAGTGAGCTTTTTGACCCAGCAAATGCGCTTGCACCTTCTAATCCTGGTTCTTGTTCTGATTTTAGAAATGGACGTGCCAGCATTCCTACGGGACCTAACAATCCTGTTCCTACCGCTCGTTGAGCTAGGGATGGTTGTTCTTCAGGCTCTCCTTGTACTTCTTCTTCTACAACAGTTTGTTCTTCAGGCTCTCCTTGGCTTTCAGGCTGCTGAGTCTGTTCCGTCTTACGTCTCTGTCTTTCTACTAGGATCTCAGAGTCTGTGTATCCGGCCTCTCTAGCTGACTGATATTTTTGTGCCCAATCTGGCTCTCTACGCGAAATTTCTTGCACTAGTTCTTCATCTGAATATCCGGCTTCTCTAGCTTGTTCTAAAGGACTCATAATTCAAATACCCCTACATCTATTCGCTCGTCTTTTTGGTCCTTAGTTAATTTACCTTTCGGTAATTTACCAGCGACGAGACTACCAGGATCAAGACCTAACTGATTTGCTATTGCTTTCATCTTACCCCGAATTCTAGCCTGTGTATCGCTAGATTTTGGAAGAAGCTGTTCAGTGATGTACTTAAATCGAACGTTTGAGAGCACACCCTTATTCACAAGTTCTATCAATTGCGACTCAAGAGCACCACTTAGTGAATCAAATTCGCCAATAGCTTCTCTTGTTTTTCCGCCAAATGGATTAACTTTTGATGTTCCTGATGATACTAGTCCGACATTTGGTATTAGTTCTACCAATCGATCAAAAGCCCCTTGAGTTAGTTTTTGTTTCTCAGTATCTGCCTGTTCTTGGGTTGCTTGTTTAGCTTGATCTCCAATAAGTTTATTAGCTAAGGCTGTCGGTAGATCTGCTAGGTTTTCATCAAGACCCTGACTTTTTAGAGCTTGTCTTGAAATATTTCTCTGTTGTTCGCTTTTCTGTTGCTCAAACGCTCTTTGCTCATCTAATTTGGTTTGATTGAACTGCCTTTGCTCTTCTAGTTTACCTTGATTTACCTGTTTCTCCGGCCTTGTAATCTGACTATTCTTTTGAAGAATCTCATTCTTCTTAGACTCCAGTATTCTGATTGCTGCCGATTGTCTTTCAGGTGATACGCGAGAAAGAATCTGTCCCATAGCCGCGTCCATATCTTCTGTGTTTCCTGACTGAGAAGCATTTGATAAGATCTCATCAATGGCTGATCTGTCTCCAGGCCCTCTGATAGTCTTACCAAATCTATTTCCTACAGATCTTCCTATCTCAAATGGTGATGGTGGTGCGCTCATTCGAATCCCTCTCTCGGTGCTGCTGGTTGTTGTGCGATCTGTGTTGGTTTTTTATTTGCTCCAGCACCTTTAATTATTTGGTCAATTATAGAGTCGAAACTATCGCTCGCTAGAAATCCACCAAAACCTTCTTGTGCCGCTTGTCCTGTACTAATTCCTGGCTGAACTCCTTCACCACCACCTAGAACCTGACCAAAAACGGCAGATTTTCTGTTTTGAGCATTCTGCTGAAAGTTCATAAATTGCTCATTAAGAAGTTGGTCCATATCGACTCCAGCTCTTGTCAGAGTATCTTCTACACCTGTTCCTCTTTGCTGTCCGCCAGCTATAAAACTTTGTTGAATTTGAGGAGCGATCTGATTACTAAATCGAGCCTTAGCAGGATCTACAAATGACTTCTGAAAAGCTGACTCATCTGCCTCAAAAAGATCATTGAAACTTCCTTTACCTCTGACCGAAGCCATCAAGTCATCCAGAAGTTCCCGTTTTTGCCTTTGAGTTGCTGACTCTTTGGGTTGCCTATTTCCTAGTGCGGCGGCTCCTACTGAACCCGCTGCACTTATTCCTGCTGCTAGTAAACTCAATAGTGCTGGAGCTACCATAATATCCTCTTTAAATTATTTGCCAAGTCACTGTGGTTGGATCTACGTGTGAAGTCAAGATCTGTACCCTTCGCGTGCCTGTATTAATATTAATATCTCCATTAGATAGGAATGTATCGGTCACTACTCCATCTACTGCTCTCTCTATGATATCCGGCTTCTTATTGATAGCAACCGCAAGATCTGTATACGAAATTTCTAATAAATCTAACAGCTTTTCCAGTGTTAAATTCTCTCTGTCACTTATGTTGAACGTCTCGGAGATTTTGGCCATATTAGTCCGTTGTGTTTCCTGCCATAGCAGCGTGAATTCTTATACTTGTCACTCTCACCTGGTCTGTTATCGACTCTTGTCTCATTGCTAACACCATGAAATCTGCTGTGTTATTTACCGATACGGATACCCATTCTCTGCTTTTTATTGTACTTGTCGGTTGTAGCAGTACATTTTCCTTAAACGGGTTTGGCTCTCCATCCATTAAAATATCTAAACGAAGGTTTCCTGAGTTTGTGTCAATCAAGAATTCTATATGTGATATCCATACTTGGTTGCCTTGAGAGCGATATGGATTGAATGGGACTGTCTCTGCATAAAAGTCGATTAACTTGCTAATTGTACCGCCGCTAGTCCAGGTAGTAAATGAAGTGGTGTTTACATCGACTGTAACCGTGTCGATTGTTCTAGCTGTGACTGTTGCGGTCAAACCATTGATCTCTGTCATTCCCAATACATTATTGATTACTACTCTATCATCAACCTGTAAGGCGTGATCACTAGTTGTTATCACTGCGGCCGCTGCTTTTGTGATTGCTGGTAAGCCGCCGCCTGGATCTCTTAGTGCTATAAAATAGTCATCAAAATCTCTATTTAGCTCATAGATAAATCCTAGATCATCACCCGCTAGAGTTTTTTGGGTGGCTTTTCCAAGTCCAATTTTATTCCAGATCTCTTCTGTAGTATCCCATGTTAACCATGCTGGATTCTCGTCCTCGTCAATATCATCCCAGGAGAGATTTTGTCCATTTACCGACTCACCAAAGCAACTAAATCTCTGATCGTTCGTTGACCATGAATTTTCTTCGTAGTTGTAGACCAACACCTTATCTTGTGTTGCTAATTCCACATCACTTTCTAAGTACGACCATAAAAATTGAGAGGTAATCCTATCGAATCCGCCATAAGTGAGCTCAAAGTCAATAGCGTCTATCTCGTTATCTGTGAAATAGGGTATTTTATTATCGATCCGATTGGACTGACGGCCGTCCGTTGAAATTATTCCTGTCTTACCTATAGACTTCACTGTCTCATTCCATACGACTGATGAAAATGAAGCATCGGTTCCTAATACAGATGGTACTTTTCGTGAGAAATATGGATTGAAAGCATCTCTTGTCTTTTCAATGATCCAATTAGACTGACTAACGTTAAAGACTAACCTATCACCAAGTATTATAGCCCCTCGTATATGTTCGTATGTATCTATTTCGAGTAGACCTGCACCTGCAGTATTAAACTTGTCTCCGTTTCCAGCAGTGGTTCTAATCGCTGAATAAAGCATGCCTTGTGGGAAGAAAACGGAATTGATTGTTGGGGCTACGAAATTAATTCTCTCTCCAAACCAAAAAACGTGGAAAGCTTTATTGATATCCCCTGTTACATAGGCCTCATAATCCGGGTTATCTGCAGCATCTGTAAAATCTCTTACATCTGTCCCATCATAAAAGTATACACCTGGCATTCCTTTGCCTGTAAAAACAAACCGCTGTGTTCCATCTGATTTCGGGTATGTAGTTCCTGAAATATAGAACTCATTACTTGGTAATGAAAATCCTGCAAAGGCAGCCAAGCTACCAGCAAATGGGATGCGATCGAAAGCGTTTGTAATATCGCTATATCTATATAAATAGTTGAGATCGAAAGCTAAGGTTTCAACTGTGCTCGTTGCCGTCAAAATATGCTGGAATATCCCCATACAGCGAGTAGGAAGATGACCAGTAGTTAAATACCCTGTCGAAAACTGTGAAAATCCTCTACGTGACTGTAAAACCTGTCTATAGATATATCCGTTTTTTACATTTTGAAATGAGTCAGCTGGTTGAAGAAAATTTACCCCTTCCCTGGATACTCCTGTTTGAAACCCTGTAATTTCGAAAACTTCCATTTATCCCCCGAAACAGAAAAACCAGCCTTCCGCTGGATTGAAGGTTGTATTCACCCTTATTGCCTGCATTCTCCAAGCTGTGGTTGTTTTAACAGGAACTCCGGTTATTGCTAGATCTGCTGTGGACAAGGTCACTACTCCTGTTCCCCTAGCTCCTCCAAAGACTAAATAGTTAGCTGATGGCAAAGGAGTTGTCGCGCCAAACGTGGCAATGTAGTATCCAGTAGCTCCCCCGTATACTACACTATCTACGTTGTGCGAATAGGTAATAGTCGGGGTTGTTCCTGCTATAGTGAAGCAAGCACACGCTCTGACACCCAACATTTCCATTACTGCTGGTGTAACTGAACCGTCCTTAAAATATGGAAGCACATTTTGAATTGAAGGAGATTCTGTGGTTGTCTTCTCTTTTAAATAGATGGCACCGTCCATCCCAGTCGCCAAAGTAGGATCATCTGGGAGCCCACCTGTTTCTGTTTTCGGACTTTGCACCCACTTATGATGTCCGTCTGTATCACCTGAATCATTCCAATAGTGGTCTAAATTCATAGCTTCTTTGATGTACGTTGTATTGTTTGACCCTGTTGGACGATTTGTACTTACTGAACTTGTTCCAATTGGCCACCCAGATGTCCACGGTACAGTAATTGCCATAAGTTAAGACCTCTCTCTTGGTTTTTTTTTATTAGATTTACCGGCAGCCTTCATTGCGATCGCTATCGCTTGAGCTCTTGGCCTTCCGCTTTTAATTTCTTTGGATATGTTCTTTGCTAGACCTTTCTTTGTCTTCGCTTTAGCTCCTTTAATCAACGGCATCCTATCTCCTTAGTCCTTGATATACACACCTTGTTTAACTCGTAGGAGCATGCCTTTAAATTCATATACGTCCCCTGGTTAGTAGGGGTATCTTATCACACTCACACCTACAACATAATCAAAAACTCGGAATCCCTCTTTGTGTTTTGATCTGATTATGCGTGTGTGTCAGCATCAATCTTCTCTCTCTTGCATAATCTCTTTTCAACGCCTGTAGTTTTTCATCTGAAAATCTATAGTCCATCGCATAGTTAACGGCAGCTCCATATGCTAAGAATCGTAGCCAATAGTCAAAGTCTAGATTAGGGTTACCCACACTAGAGAAATCTAAATGTTTTTTGTATCCGTAGAGAGTTACAGTGTAACCAGTATTTGGAATCGTTCTAAACGTGAACTCATTTCCGTAATATAGCATATGTGTCGGCTGTCCAATGGTCAGAACATCTGTATTCTCCACTCCCCAATAACCGAAAAACTGTCCTGGATCTTGATATATTACTAATGGTGTCCAGGATAGAGACCCTGTTGGCGGATTAGTTAGACTAATGAAGCCATTTCCGGAGATATTTACAAACTCGTCAGTAGCTCCCACGTCATTAAAAGTGTAGACACCCGTAGCATTTGTTTCATCAATCTGAAATGTCAGCGTTCCAAACTGTTCAAACAATTTGACTTCGTCACCCATGGTTAGACTAACGAAGTCATTTAGATACCCCAACAACGTCTCATCGCTAGAATCAGGATCGTTAGCATTACGACGCGATATTGCTAGGCGCATAATCTTAAGACAGTCATTGACGGTTCTGGCCATTTCTTATTCCTCGTACGTAGTTCTAAGTGAAAATCTTGGCTCTCTATGAGAAATACGTGTCTCCGATGAACCATCCGGATTGTCGTACCACTTCCAATGAGGAACGCCTTTTTCTGCTAAGTGATTTATGATTACTCTAGGTAGATCATAAGTCTTTCCTGGATAAAGTGTCTGCTCAAAATGAATAAGATGGTTACTCAGGAAGACCGGAAGCGCGTTAAGTGGCTGATCTACTCTTCCAAATACAATCCTTTCCTTAGGATGTAATTCTAGTGGTGCGGGAATACATGGGTATCTGCACACCTTCAACCTCCTATTTTCCTTGCGAGCTGCTGCATTATACTGCTTGTGTTCTTCGTAGTTTGTTAACGGCATCTCATCGATTGCCCCAGGTTTTGGGGCCTGTGCAATCATTGTATTCATTGCTGGCTCTATAATCTCATCTTTCTTTTCGTCTGTTTTACAAGGTCTTCCCATCTCTGAGGCTCCAGGTTATATTGTTTGATTTATTCACTATGGATATACCCATAGGAATGTAGTATTTTCTAAATTTGTTCGACCACCGGTGACATATGTCTCATAGTTTGTTGAATCAATATAGTTCCTTGTGACTGGATCTTTCAACAAGAATGTTGTAGTTGAATCTACTTCGATTATATATTCATTTCCATTGATTTGCACCATTCCGCGTTTCGTTGGCATCATGTTTCCAACGTCAGAAATGCGGATGCTTTGGCCATTCGTATACCCATGGACATCTGTTGTAGTAACCTGACATCTAGCAGCCTTAGTCACTGCTGAAATCAATGCTCTGTATGCTACTTGTCCTGTCATCTTTACTTCCTGTTTAGGCTAGTTTGTTTCATAAAGCTAGACTCCTTTTTAGGGGAGTCTAGCCGGAACGGTAAGTACTAACCAATATCCTCAGCCTATGTCGCCCAGGTCGACGAATGAACCGTAACCATATGATTGAACGAGAATAACGTCTGAGTCAGCCCCGATCACACTGGTTCCTAGAATCAACTTATAATCAATAGGATCATATTTAAATCCTGTTGAAACATAAGGTGTGACATCATACGGACTTACTTGAGGGTTATTCAAAGTTAATGAATGACTCTCAAGATCAACACGACCACCGGCCACCCAAGCAGTGAAAGCAGTAGAATTGATAGCGTCGTCACTAACTGGATCTTTCAAAGAGAAGTTAGTCGTATCGATAACAACAACTCTATATCTATTGTTATTCAATTCATTCATTCCTCTAGCAGTAGGCATGTCTGGACCTAAGTCTGTAATGCGTACTAACTGATCAGTCTGAAGTCCGTGTACTGCTGTTGTAGTTACCACACAAGTAGCAGCTTGAGAAACAGCAGAAATAAGCGAACGAACTGCCGTCACTCCTCCAGCTGAATTATCAAGAGTGAAACCATTCGTAGCTGTATCCAGAAAGTTAAAGCTAGCACCGGCGGAGCTATCAATAACTTGCTGTTGGAAAGCACGAACATCAGTAGTCTGATCACGAAACCAAAATGATCGTGGTAGACCAGCTGCTGTTGCCGTCCATTGTGTTAGGTTGTTAACAACAACCATGTCAGGCTGCCAGCTAAACTGTAGTGTGTAAGCCGCACCGCCAGAAACAAGCTTAAAAGCTTCTGATCGTGACTGACCAAGATTTAAATTAGGCATCATGACCTCCTTATGCTAGTGCTTTAGTTGAAAGCAAGTTTACGATATGCGAATCATCTAGGATAGCAGCATTAAAAAATGCTGTGAAACCCATAGATTGAAAGCGGTTTAGATAATCGTTCCAGCCTAGAGGCTTGAGGATCATTTCTGTCGCCATTTGGTCGATGGATACATATCCATAAGCATTAGCACCAACAAAAGTGTTGCTGTATTGAGGTGGTGAGTCGCTAGACACGTTTACAAGAGTAGACGTTACCCATCGAGCTTCATCAGTAGCGCCAAACTCAGTTTTTAGAACTGACTCTTGTGCGCCGTACTGTGAAGTCGGTACAAAAGCATCTAGAGCTCGAATATCCGGCTTCAATTTCACATGTGCTGCAACCCAGAAAGCGGCTTCCACTGGTCCTGTTCCAAAGCGACTAGAGCCATCGACCGTAGGTGTCATTTTCTCTGTGTCGTTCTCGTCTAGGTATGCAATCGCGCGGTTCACATCGATCTGTGTGAGCTCTGTAATTGCATTTCCGTTGACTCCATTAAGACAAGAGATCTGAGCTACTGAAGAAGCCCAAACATCGCGAGTAACCTTATCAAGCATAGTGTGCATGCACTGAGAAAGATTATCGACAGTGCCATTAGCGGTGTCATCTTCCACAACAAGTAGAACCTTGCGAGAAAGAAGAACAACTTTACCGAACTCTTGTGGAGTAACTGAAATATCGAACTTAAGAACCTGCTCAGGTGCTGGATCTGCATCTTCAGGCAGAACTACCGGGTCAGAGTTTAGGTTTTCTTGACGACGAAATACCATCGTGTCAGTACTTTTCTGCGGAAGAGCAAATGAGCTTCCGAACAGATTATGTACATTATTAGGCTTAGATCGCTGAAGCAAAGCACGGTGTGCCCAACTATCAGCCATTGATCCGTAGCCCGAAGTCGTTGTAACTGCGTTAGCCATAGTATTTATCCTTTAATATAAACCTATCTTTGCCCCCGCCGTTGTTGCCTCCACGAATTGAAATCAGAGTCTGACATCTGCATCAGATCAACGTTTTCGCTCATTGCTGCCGCTTTCGGTACTCCATTTGGCGAACCAGGAGCCTGCTGTTTTGGCTTTTGAGCTACTTGCTGTTGTTGCTTAGGAGATAATTTTGTCATTAACTCCCATGCCTCTGTATATCTATTCGTAGACGACTCAATAGCTGACGCCAAGTTAGGTCTAAGTTTTAAAAATTCTGGTAACTCTTCGTTAATCCTTCTAAACATATCCGGATTGTCTCGAGCCCAGTTTTCTTCCTGTATCTCTCTCTTTAATGCTGACTTTGCTTTACCTAGATCTTCCTTAGTCGCAGATTCGTAACGGGTATCATCTTCAGGTTGGGCGGCTGCCTGTTCCTGTTGCTGATAAAACTGAACTCTTTCTTCTAGTTCTTGCCGTTTCTTCCTCTCTTTCTGTAGTGCGTGGAGAGGTACTTGTGTATTCTCCTCCTGCACAGCTTCTTGAGCTTCTTGCGGTTGTTCTACGTGGAACTCTTGTGGTACTTCAACTTCTGCTTCAGGAGCTACGGTTTCCTGATCATTCATAATACTCTCCGTATTTAAAACTTAAGATAGCCTCTTAAGATGGCATAGCGCCCGTTGCTTGTAGGTAGGCGACACCTTTTTCATTAAATTGAGGAGCAAGCTTCTCCCCTTGTAACTTAGCCGGAACCATCCATAACAATTCAACGACACCTTTGGTTGGCGACACCCAAAACACCATCTGGTTTGCTGTGAACGGCGGTAGTTTTAAACTAGCTATCATCTGGCTTACAACAAATACAGAGGGATCCACTTCATCGAACTTTGCGTGTAAGACAAGGAAGTAATCCTCTCTTAACTTCACACTGTTCACAGCCTGTTCCACGATTTCATTGATTGATTTTTTTAACGACTGTTTCTCGTCGATCAAATCATCGGGGATAATTAGGCCTGAGACTGGACACTCTGATAATTTCATTTAGATGCCATTAGCTCCACGAAGCGAATCACGCTCAGTATATGCTTTTGCTCTAAGCTTTCTTACTTTTGCCTGATCAGAATTGGCTGGTGATGCCAGCGGTGATCCTGATGTCGGCTGTGTCATTTTAGCATTTGGAAGAGGATTACTTCGTGAACTATAAAGTCCAGTCGGTGAGCTCATTCCTTTTCCTTTCATTTTCATGTTAGGTCTCCTGGTTGTTCTAGCACTTCACTAGCTTGTTGCACGCGGTTACTTTCAGCACTTCCGTGTGTTTCTTGATTGATTGCATTAGCCTGACCGCGAATATCCTGATTGATTTTCTCTCTATCCTGCGCCTCTTGCTGTTCTATCATATCAACAAAATTTAATACCTTTAGAATTCGATCTTCGTTCATCGAAGCGACTTCAGTGATTGTTTTTGCTCTAGCAAGAGCAGCCTGCGCGCGATTTTCTTCAGCTTCGGATGCGCGTTCCTCTCCCAATGCAATATCAGATACAACCCTAGCCCTTCTCTCTTGAGCTAATCCAGTATTCATTTCAATTTTAGATGCTTCAAGCTTAAGGACCATTTCTTCTTGTTCATTGATCTTATCTTGTTGCTCAGCTGATTTACGATCTTGTTCTTCGATTGCTTTTTCAAGGTCGGACAGGCCTGACATCTGTAGGGCTCGGACGATTTCTGCTTGCGGTACGTCAACAATTCCATCTCGCTTGAGATTAATAAGCTCATAATAATACGCATCTTTTTGTGATTTGGACCGAACGCCTTCTTTGATGACAGCATCATATTGCTCGAAATCACTCTCATAGAACTGTTCGGTGGGTTTTTCGTTAATGATTCTTTCAATTTTTCCAGGTGTATAATTTTTCTGTATCGCTGTCAATACTAGTCCGCCAATAACTTGCTGAGAGAGCTCGATGTTATCAAAAACTTTACGGTTACTTCGTAATCCTTGAGCAATTCGCACCTGGGCCAGTCGACCGCTAACTTGTGTATTTCCTTTCTCATCGATACCTAGAACTGACTCAGTAATGTTTGCCAACGTGAGAGAGAGATCATCAAGAACTTTCTGATATTCCATCAAAGCCGGATTAACACCGCCGCCTTGAAGCTGCTCCACTGCGGCGAGTCCCATTGGATTGTCGTCTGGAGAGACACCAATGAGCTTGTTTTGTCCTGTCTGTTGCATTTCTTGAGGATCCGGTACAGTTCCAAGAATGTACTTGAATCCTGTAGAGATAGTAGAATCCATCATGTCTATAATCTTCATATGCCGCTTGTTGAACTGCCGCTGCATACTCCACTGCGTTGATGCTATTCCTTGCAGTCTCTGACTTGGCATCCAGATGGACGGTTCCATATAGCAGACGATCGGAGCAAAAGGGTATGTCTCAGTGATTCCTGTCTTGTCTTCTCCCACATATACTTGCTGACCATTTAGCATTATGCTTAGCTCAATGAAAGGCCGTTCGATACTTTTAATCTCTACTTCGGGTATGTCGTCTGTTGTAGCATCAACCTGAACAGCTTCTTGCTTTAGCTGTTCAAACCTTCTGATTCCACGCTGTAACTTATCGATCTCTTCTTCTGTCGCATCGGAAATATCTCTGAAGAATCCAGTCTTTTTATCAATCAGCATTTCCCGTTGTCGTGTTGTTCGCTTGTAATACTGATCATAAGCTAGGAGATTACGATTTTGACTGAATGTAGTGAACTGCGGATGATAAGACATGAATTTTTCATCACGAAAGCCACTCTGTATTCCAGAAATTACTTCATCATCTACAAAAGGCAAGAGAGCCTTCACTGTTGACTTACTTAACAAGTCGCGCATGATAGCGAAACCACAATCGCTTAAATTTACGTTCTCAAAAGTCGGATCTAAGTAGAACGAATTGAATGTACGCTTGTAGAAAGCAATGTCACCGTTAATGAAGTCCTTTGAGTAGTCCATTCTTAGACCGCAGAGACTGATTGCAGATTTAAAGCACTCATCGCACGCGTCTAGAAACACTGGAAAGCCTTCAGCTTTGTCCCAAACATACGAACTTATCTTAGTGAGCTGATCAGCCGTCTTCTGATCGCTTCCTTCCATTGGTGCGATCACAATTGAATTGATGTTGTCCCTAAGATAACCGGAATAGAACTGAAGGGGACGACGCATGATGTTAAATTCTAAAGGTTCACGACCGTCCTTTACAAGCATTTTACGCTCTACTTCACTCCACGTATAACCCGACTGTGCGAGAGTGTATATTTTATTGTCTTCGACGAAAGGGGCCCAGAAATCATGTGCATAGCGATAATTCTCTAAGAACTCTTGTTTTATCTCATAATCGTCTGACATTAGTACATCCGTTAAAGTGTTTTTGTTTATACCATCTCAAGACATTTCTGTAAGCATTTTCCAAGGTCTTGATTTCCTTAAATTATTGTTCGCCGCATATCTACCGCTTTCCTATGTTTCTCCATTGCACCCCCCATATTCGACACAGTTTCAATCTTAGTCACTGCTTGCATTGCGTATCTAAAACAATCGGCATGATTCGAGTGTACATCGTGCAGCGGCTTATCTAAATATCGACCGGTTCCCTCGTGCCACGTCTTTCGATACTTTCCTAGATGTTCTAACAAAGGTTTGACTCTATTGATAGCAAAAACGCAACGTGCAAACTTTATCTTAGCGTGTGAGATACCTAAGTTGAGATCTGATCTCTCTAGAACATGGAACTTTGTGTCTACTCCTGCGAACAGTCGGCGAAAGTCTCTTTCGTATGTGTTTCCACAGTCTATTTTACTCCTTTGCTTTGAGTCGTGCGGCAAATAGATTGTATTATAGAAATATTTCTTGTCTTGAAGAAGAAACTTCGCATAGAAATCGACACCCTTGTTGTTGTCTTCATAGTAGTCAATAACTCGGATCTCTCCGTGCGTGATCTGAAAGAAGATCATAACAGTAAGATCGTTAACTCCGATGTCCATTGCTACATACACAGGCAATAGTGCGTCATATAAGCTGGTGTGTAGACATCGATTACTCTGATATGCATCTTCTATGTACTGAGCGTAGTAGTAAGCATCTGACGAAGACAGAAAAGCTTCCGCGACCGTAGACGGAAACTCTTGCCGCACTTTATCACCCAAGGTCTTCATCTGTTGAGCGTACCAGTATCTCTGTTGCTGATCGATCGTTGACTTAGTTTCCTTTTCAATTCTATCGAAGTAGTCAGATATTTCGATGTCGTAAGATACCTTATGATTCATTCTATACGAAACATCTGTCATCCAGGGAAAGAAGAAAAGTTTATAATCTAGGTCACTATCTGGGTCGCCCTGAAGAACTGCAGTTTGAACCATCTCCGCATAGTATCCTTCATTCCCTTCACCCGTGGACTCGATTACGATTCGTCCTTGCTGTCCCACAGTCTGAAGAGTTCCAGTAATAACTTCCTCTGCTTTCTGCGGAGATCGAGCGCATGTCTTTCCGAACTCTGACACTAAGATAGACTGATACGAACCTCCACGCAAAGAAGTGTCGACTCTCAGAAAAGATCCGTTTGCAAACGTAATCTCTCTAGCTGACTGACTTAGTATTTGTATGTGTGGCTTGTATTCATCCAGCATTGTGTCGAGTGCGTGCCCGATGATACGTTTGTAGATGTGTTGCGCGTGCTCTAGACTATAAGACACAATACCAGCTGCTAGATTAGCGTTGAATAATACATCATCGAGCAAATCAATGACTGCGAACGTAGACATTCCGAGTTGTCGTGCTTTTAGAATTATCTTACGTTTATGTGTGTCGAGTGCGACGACTTCTTGTACAGCGTTCAGGCGAAAAGGTATCGATGAACCCGTCTTGTCAACGATGCGATATAGATTATTGAGACGCCATATCTTATCCCATAATTTAGCTTCCGTCATTTTTGCGATAGATTGTTAGCCTGAAGCTGTGTCGCTATCTCATCGAGTGTGAGAGCTGCCTTTTCAATTTCTTTCTGCTTGAGAGAAGAGGCATAAGCTAGATCATCTCGCTCATCTATTTTGAGAAGACTGTCGTGTGCTGTAATATCTCTTGCACCCATACGCTCATTATATGTCTTAGCGTTAACGCCTTCCCTGATTCTGATAGCTAATAAATCCTTGGCCATTGTCAGTGCTTCGCGAAAATCTTCATTCTCTTTGCGCCACAAATACAGTTTTGGAGCAGAGTAGCCCCTCGAAATTGCAAACGCTGCTAAATGCATAGAATCTGGATTATGAGACCATTTAAGCAGAGCTTCAGCCTCTTTGTTGATGTCGTATTCTTTTGGTCGTCCCGTCACGTTAGGATGACCTTTAGCGTATTGATTTCCCTTGGGCGCTGGCATACGTACCCTTTTGTGCTGTGTGAATATCCTTTAAATATTGCATTTTGTGGTGAATTTTTTCAAGTTCATCGTTTTCCTTGTGTTAATTACTGTCTTAATGTACTATGAACCCATCAAAACATTCAAACAGGAGATATCGTGAAAACAAAATCATTTGAAATAGTAAAGCATAACCGAATCTGGACAGCTGCAAAATCTAATGGATATTCTGTAAAATTAAGATCCTCAGAACACAATAAAGATTTAGTTGTTGGTGAAACTTACGAACTACTGGTAGAAGACATTTCTATACGATCAAAATATGGTACGGATGTTAGATATAC